AGCACTAGCTGTTGCGGGCTGGGTTGGTAGGGAGCTTTGGTCCGCATTAAAAAATCTTAGGGAAGATGTGCATCAGATCGAAGTGGATCTTCCCAGCCACTACATTAGACGCGATGAATTTGTCGATTCGATGCGTGAAATAAAAGATATGTTAGCTAAGATATTCGATAAGTTGGACAATAAAGCCGATAAGTGATAGGTTGCGCGGATGACTGGGTTAACTTATACCACATATACAACGCAAGTAGCTGAATTGGCGGTTGTCCCTGTAACCGATCCCGATTTCCAAACAATTTTGCCGCAAGTCATCAATTACGCAGAACTCCGCTTACAGCGTGATTTGGATTTCTTAAATACGACAACACAATATTCCTACACAGCTACACCTAATAGCCAACAGCTGAACTTCAGTGGTTACCCTTTTGTTACTATACAAAATGTTGGTGTGGCGGATCCTATCAGTACATATGTTAAGCAATGCACACCCGTAACTAAAGAATACATCTATTCCGTTTACCCAATTGGGTCTACAGCTGCTCTTCCTACGTTTTTCTCATTATTTGATGATAATTCACTGTTGTTAGGGCCTATTCCGGACCAAGCTTATACGTTTTATGTAACGGGTACAATTCGCTTTCCATCTTTGTCTGCTTCCAATCCTACAACATTTATCAGCACTTATCTGCCGGATATATTTGTAATTGCAAGCATGATTTATATTAGTGCATATCAACGCAATTTTGGCAATATGCAAGCGAATGACCCTCAGATGGGGGCATCATACGAAGCTCAATATCAATTGCTCCTTAAGGGGGCTATGGTCGAAGAAGCTCGGAAAAAGTTCGAGGCTGGCGGTTGGACATCTATGTCCCCAGCTGTCGCCGCCACACCTACAAGGGGGTAATATATGCCCCATTATAGCCTTAAACTTATCCCCGGTGTTGATACAACTAAAACACCGACACTTAATGAAGCAGCTTTATCTTCTTCTAATTTAATTCGGTTCCTCCCCGATGCAGATGGTGCTGTGCCTCAAAAATTGGGCGGTTGGGTAAAATATTTCCCTAACGCATTCCCGTCTAAAATTCGCGCTCTCAAAGCGTGGGAAGATCTTAATACGAATCTTTATTTAGGCGTGGGAGCGGAAACATCGTTATCGTACATTTCAAATGGCGTTAACACCGATATATCACCCACAACCCTGAATCATACATTTGCCCCTAACTTTAGTGCTACACTTGGAAGCAATGTTATTCAAATCGTTGATACTGGTAGCAATGCAAACACAAACAGTTTTGTGTATTTTATTAACCCCGTTAGCGTAGCTGGTGTTATTTTATCTGGTGCTTTCCCCATAAGTACACAGGTTGATGTTAATACATATCAAATACTAGCGCCTTATGCCGCATCATATAGCACGTCCCAGACAGCTACTATTACAATAGCATCACCCGCCGTTATTACGGTTGCTAATGCCCCTACAAGTGGAACAACTGTTACATTCACCACAACAGGTTCTTTGCCAACGGGAATTACAACTGGTACTACATATTTTGTTCAACAATTGTCCTCAACGACATTTAATATTGCTCTTACACCGACTGGTACGCCCATTAACACAAGCGGTACGCAAAGTGGTGTTCAAACAGCTGTTTTCCCCGGGCAAGTTACATATTTAAACACGACATCCGGGTCTGCTTCTATTGCAGCTATGTTTCCCCAAAACAATTATGTGGCGGGGGAAAGCTATGCTATTTCGTCAACAACTCCTGTTTCTATTGGCGGGTTAACATTATCTGGTGCGTATAATATTTATAACGTATCAAATGATAACACTGATTTTACATTCATAGCTGCTAATACCGCAACTTCTAATGCGTCTGCATTTGAAAATAGTGGGAATGTTGCTGTCACATATTATTTAGCTAACGAGCCCGCATCTCCTGCGACTGGTTATAGTTCTGGGGCTTACAGTTCTGGAGCGTATAGTGGTGCAGCAGTTCCTGCATCAGGTGGATCTCCTATAACAGCCGCAGATTGGTTTTTGGATAATTGGGGCCAAACATTAATAGCTTGTCCTGTAGGCGGTGCTATTTATGCTTGGCAGCCCAATAGTCCTATCCCCAATGCTCAATACATACAGAATGCTCCATTGTTTAATAATGGTGCATTTGTAGCTATGCCACAGCGGCAAATTGTTGCGTGGGGATCAACTTTCACAAGTATTATAGACCCATTACTTATCCGCTGGTGCGATGTTGAAAACTACAATGTTTGGATAGCATCTTCAGTTAACCAAGCTGGTTCCTACAGAATACCATCGGGGAGCCTTATTATAACTGGTATGCAAGCCTCTCAACAAGGTTTGTTCTGGACCGATATTGATTTATGGGCGATGCAATATATCGGTGCGCCTCTTGTTTACGGCTTCAACAAAATTGCAAGTAACTGCGGTCTTATAGCTGAAAAAGCTGTTGGGCAACTTAATAATACTATTTATTGGATGAGCCAACGCCAGTTCTTTATGATGTCTAGCGGAGGTGTGCAACCTATTGTATGCCCTGTTTGGGATGTTGTGTTCCAAAACATAAATTTAAATTATGTAAATAAAATTCGTTGCGCTGTTAATTCGACTTTTAACGAAATATCATGGTACTATCCATCTTCAACAAGCACAGAGATAGACTTATACGTCAAATATAACACTGTTCTCCAAAAATGGGATTACGGTTTATTAGGTCGTACTGCTTGGATTGACCAATCTATTCTTGGTACCCCAATTGGATCTGGGACGGATAATTATATTTATCAGCATGAGCAAGGTTATAGTGCCGCTGGTACGGCTTTGAATGCATCTTTCACAACTGGATATTTTTCTGTTGCGGACGGCGATCAATTGGTATTTATCGATCAAATATGGCCCGATATGAAATGGGGTACATATAATGGTGCCCAAAACGAAACTATTTACATAACTGTTAACGCAGTCAATTATCCAACGGATACGCCAATTAGTTACGGACCATTTGCTATGACATCCGCAACTAAATACATATCCTGTAGGATTAGAGCTCGTTTAATATCATTTACAATTAACTCTAGTGACGCGGCTGAGACATTTTGGCGTCTTGGTCGTATTCGCTATAGAGCTATACCAGATGGGAAGTTCTAATGTCTAATTTAGATGATATTCTCACAGCCACAAAAAACATAGTTGTTGCCTTAAATAATGCTAATTCGTTTTATAAGCAACAATTTGCTCAATCTTCTAAAACAAACTTATCCGCTAACACATTATTAGCGGCTAATGCTGGAAGGTTATATACAATATCAGTTACGACAGCGGGTAGTACAGCTGGGGCTGTTTACGATGCCAATTCGATAGCAAACGCTTCTGCGTCTAACTTAATAGCGAATATCCCAGCAACGGCTGGTACGATTACATTCAATTGGCCCTATGCTAACGGGCTTGTGTATAAACCCGGTACTGGGCAGGTCGCCAGTATTTCCTATTCGTAAGGATTATTCTTATGACAAGTTCATATACTCCTAATAAGAACTTCGATAAGCCCGCAATCGGTGATGATATCGGAACATGGGGCAATAACGTCAATGCTGATTGGAACATCGCTGATAAGGCTTTGTGAGGCAGCGTTAGTTATTCTCTTGTGTCTTCGAACCAGAATGTCTCCCAAGTTGATGCGCAAAACCAACAGATTGTATTGACTGGTACTTTAGGGGCTAATATCCAACTTATATTCCCTTCGAGTGTTGGCGGCGCTTGGATTATTTTTAATGGAACATCTGGGTCTTACACAGTAACAGCTATTACAGCTTCTGCGGGTACAAGTGTTAATCTTCCGCAAGGTTATGCAACTTTTGTATATTCAGATGGCACCAATATTCGGTTAGCTACGGGTGACTTCGTCCTTAAGACGGGCGACACTATGACGGGCCCATTAACTGTAACAACAGCTAATATCACGGGAAATGCATTTTATGGTGCATCACAAACTGGTAGCGTAACAGCCGATAGTTCGTATATTTATGTTCGTGGGCCAGCTGTCTCTTTTCAAAATGCGGGGGGCACTACAACATTAGCAAGCATTGATTCAAGCGGTAATTTGATTGCCACCGCCAACGTCACTGCTTATTCTGATGCAAGACTTAAAACAAACATCCGCAAAATCTATGATCCTCTCGCAATTATCGATGAATTAAATGGTGTTACTTTTGATTGGATTAAATCTGGTAATCCCGGCATCGGTCTTATTGCTCAGGAAGTTCAGGACGCTATCCCAGAGATTGTTGTCGAATCGCCTGACGGATATTTGACAGTAGCTTATGCTAACCTCGTGGCGGTTCTTATTGAAGCTGTTAAAGAGCTTCGTGACCGCGTTGAGGAATTGGAGGCAAGGTAATGACCCTTCCCACAACTGGACCACTGTCCTTGTCCCAGATCAATGGTGAATATGGGCGCGGCACTAATTTGAATGCTTATAGGGGGACAAGTTATTATGTCCCTCCTAATCCAGTTGTGCAAACATTCCCATCAACGGGCCCCCTTGATATACATTCATTTTACGGGACAAGCGCAACATCGAGTGTCGTCCCGGGTAGTCAGACATTTACTATTGTCGGAACAACAACCTTTACATTCCCCCCTTACAATACCTTAACAATACAAGTATGGGGAGGTGGTGGTGGCGGTGCATATTATAGTAGTACAAGTAATGCAGGTGGTGGAGGCGGTGGCACATCGTCTGTGACCACAACTGCTGGGACTATTTCAGCAACGGGCGGTTCGGGTGGAGGTTCTTACGGATCAAATCCAAGTGGGGTAAGCTACGGCGGATCTGGATCCGGGCCATCTGGAACATCGACAGCTAGTGGTGGAAACGCTTATGCTGTAGCATCGTATAACACAGTATATGGTGGTTCTGGCGCAAATGGTGGTGCGGGAGCTTCTGGCAATACTAATGGGCAATTCCCCGGAGGCGGAGGTGGCGGATACGTCAACCAATCTGGTGGCGGTAACACTCGTTATGTATCGGGCGGTGGCGGAGGTGGCTGGGCTTCTTATACGTTTACATCTTATGTCCCTCAAACTGTGTCCGTAACAGTAGGTGGGGGCGGTAGTGCTTCAGATGGTGTAAATTATGGCGCGGGCGGTCAAGTTTATATATCTTGGAACTAATACAACATCTTCTAAAATCTAAACAAATAGCGTATAATGCATTTAAATCTTCTGGAGTACTAAAATGAGCTGGTGGGACGACTTCGTAAAAGGGTTGGGTAATTCTTCAAATACTAATGCCAGCTCTGTTAATGTTAATCCTGATGATTTTCTCCAATATACTTCTTGGAATGCTCCTTCGTCAGCAACTTCTACGCCTAAAGCAGCTCCTAAAGTTCCCCCAAAAACTGATCCTAAAACTACAGCCCAAAGAAATCCTTACGCAGATGCTGGTGCTTACAATTTTGGTTGGGGTTCAGCCGCTCCCCCAAGCACACAGTCAACCACTCAAACTGTTGTTCCTAAACCTCAAACAACAGCTCCAAAATCTACTGATATGTGGGCTAATAGAACAAATGTACCAACTCCGCCGGTTCGCCCTGACAATCTTGGGCAGTCTTCTAATTCTCAGCCATCGGCTAAGGATCTTTGGGAGATCTATAATCAAACTGGCAACCCAGCTGACTTTGTTCGCGCATCTAATGCATCACAAGGGATGGCCTCTGGCGGCGTTGTTGAGAAAGCTAAAAAAATCTCTAAAGAAAAGTCTGTGCCTTGCCACTCTGGAATTATTAACATGGCTGTTGGCGGTAGGACTGATCACATTCCTAT